AATGAAACATTATCATCACCTAAATGTAAGTAGGTATTTAAATCTGAATAATCATTTATTTTATATGAAAGTTCGTAGGTTGCAAAGTTATCAGTAGGACTTTTAAATTCACTTTCAGGTCTGATTTTATTTGTAAACTCATTCCAACTTGTATTTATTTTTACTTCTTCATTATCTACACTAACTATCTGAGCAACAAAGGGAGCAAAAACAGCTGAAGGAAGTTTATCATATTTTGTATTTAATGTAAACTGAATCTCGAGTGAGCCAGCATTTACTTCTTGTTGTCCATCTCTAGGTGTATTTATCAAATCTGCTCTTACACTATATTGACCTGCATTTTCCGCTGTATTACCGATAACATCACCTACATTGACAGAAAAATTTAAACCTTCTCCATCTACATTATAAATTTGTTCACTACCTTTAAATACGTACCAGTTTACATACTCAAACTCTATCTGTTGATTTATCGAATTACGTAAAGAAAGTTCTATCGTATTAGTAATATCACCACTATAAGTGTTATCAGGTGCTTTATCTAAACTAATTCTACTAAATTGTTCTGCTGTAGTTGCCATAATTAATCACCCTTTCCTACAACTTCGATACAAGCCGGTAATGACACCGTACTTGTTTCATTTTTCGTATCTATCTTCAGACTAACACCAACACGTGAATTATATGCTCCTAAATTTATTGTCACCTCACTACCGTTTGTTTTATCTTTATCAATAACTTGAAGACCTACAGCAGGAGGATTAGTGATTGCTAACTTATTATTAGCGTTTGTAAATTTTTCCCAATCTCCACCGCCTACTTTATTGCTGTTCCAATCCCAACCATAAAATGTCCAGGTGTAAGTCGTTGATGTATTAGGTTTACTAGAAACACTTTTCAATGTTATGATATCATTCTTACCGTAACCAGGAACATCCATCGTGTTTTCATTTAGTTTACGAATTTCTTTCACATTACCTGTACCACTTTGATGACCGATGACCTCACCTAACATTGCTCCGTAATCACCATCATATCCTTTTTCACGTAAAAACTCTTCAGTAGGATATCCGTCTTTGAATATGTCAAATATCTTTTTAAACGTCGTGTCACCTCGTCTACGAGTTGCTTGACTTTCATCAGAAATAATAAAGTTAGCTTGTACGATTTCACTTTCGACCTCACCACCTATTTCAGCTCCTGTTGTTCCGTCAGCCGCGGGAGGAGGAGGTAATGTTTTTTCAATATAACTATTTGGTAGATATACGTAAGCTCCGACTAGATTTCTAACATCTCTGAATCTCTGATTCAATCCTGAAAGTGTCATTGTTAAAGCATCACCCTTTGTAACATCAGCATCAGATACAAATTTAGCTATATTATTAACCTGTATCTTTTTTCTAGGTTTTTGTGTGTCGAAAAAATTATCTTTATATTCATTATCTTTTATATTTTGAGAAATTAAACGAACTTCGTTTCTTGAAGGTGATATTTCTTGTATCAAATATTTGTTTTCTTTTAAGAATAATGGAAATGAAGCATCTGAGTGTTCAGCTCCTGACATGATAGTCCCATCATTCATTGTATGAAATTCACCTTTGTAAATTGTCCCCGAACTATCTGTTAGTATTGTTTCGTTTGAACCAGCTGTTTTTCTAAAAAAATTATATTTGACATTATATTTACCCCTATCATAACCTAACTTTCTTAATATTGTACCTGTCTTTATTCTTATACCATCAACTCCTTCATTGACGTAATCTGAATTTTCTACTACAGCTGATTCTAAAAAATTATCACCTGAATAAATCAATACTTCAAGATAATCATTTGAATGAGTACCAAACTCTCCTCCTAAGTAGGCATATTTAGCTGAGTTCAGATTAATAACCTGATTACTATTTAAAATTTCTTTATCTTTTTGATTTAATCTTGCCATTATTCTACGGGGTCTCCAGTGACAATAGAATCGATAACGTCTTGCTTATAAGTTTCTAACTTAGTCAAAGCATAATCAGTAGCGTAATATGTACCTAAATCTTCAAATAATCTTTTTGTATTATTTTCGATAAGATATTTTCTAGTATCACTAGCTACATCGTTAGTTATTATCATTCCATTTTCGATATCTTCAGGTAAATCTTTTCCTACTTTTAACTCTGAGAGTTCTGAGATATTTCTATCGATTGTGTTTTCGAGTAACTCACTTTTATCATAAATAGGATAGTTTTTATTTTGAACTGAACTTGAAAATTTTTGTTGTTCGGGTGTTATAAATGTTTTATAAAGACTTTCTTGAGTGACATCAGCACTTTCTAATCCCATACCAGTTAAAATATCTTCGAACAAATATAATGTTGTACCATCATCAAATGGTGTATCAAATTCAGCATAATCTTTGATTTGTTCTAAGTATTTTGTTCGTAATCCGTTTACAAAATCAGAATAAAAATCAACATTTTGTAACTCATCTTTTGTATATGGCATTATAGTGTTACCTTAAATGTAAATCCTTCATCAAAGTATTGGTCTGTTTCTTCGTCTGTCGCACTTCCACTTTGTATTCTATATTCAATCTTGTAATATCTTTCAGGTTGATATCCATCCATTCTTAATAAAAAATAATTACCATCTGAATCACAACTTAGTTTAGAACCACTACCGAAAGGAACAACTACGTCATCAGTTTCAGCATCTGTAATAGAATAGAATGATGAACCACTTGGTAAATATTTTACTGATAAATTATCAGCAGTTGTTGAATAAGTTTTTTCAGGAAATCTTTCTCTACCTACGACTCTAAATTTAGTTATAGATTTTTCTTTATACTCGGGTCTTAGACCTTTCATGTAAATGACCATGTCTTCTATATTTTGTTTTGTCAAAGGACTCAATGAACCTGTTATCCATTTTGAATCGTCCCAGACAGCCTCCAATGTTGGAGGATATTTTGTGTGTGTATCTGTAGAGAAGAATGAGAAGTTACCAAAACGTGTAGAACTTCCTTCATCACTATCACTATCACTATTACCAAATGAACCAGAAGTTGTTGTTGGGTCATAAAAACTACCACTTCTCTTTAAAATAAAACCTTCATTAGGTATTGTATCATCTAACCAAGCATTCACAATACCAGTCACGTCCATTCTCATATCTTCAGACTTGACTCCGAATGAATGTGACATCTCATAAGCTCCGTCATTGTTAGTAAACCATGAACCTCCGGATGCTGACTCTGGACTCCATAACAGACCATCATTCTCACCATTTCTAAAGTTCCAACTACATCCTTCAGTCGTGACAGGATTATCATAACTACGACCATCACCCATTGTCCAAGATTGACTAACTGGATAAGCATATAAACTTTGTGATGTTGCTAAAGCTGTAGGTCGAGCATCAAATAAATTTAAGTAATACTTGGCGTTATCTTTAATAACACCTGCTGATTTCAGTTTAGATATAGTATTTAATTCAAATCTAATTAAAGCTCTCGAAACGGTAATCACATCTCCTGCGGTACTAACGTCTTTTCGTACTTCGAGAATCTCATCTAAACCAGAGTTTAAACTACCACTCTGTTCATATAATGTTGCGTCTTTTTCTGCGAACGTAAAATAATGCATCTACTTACTCCACTATACCTAAGCTATCACCGACAACTTTACCTTGAATGTCTGTGTTAGGATATTTAATTTCAAAAATACTTGGGTCTAATGCAGGATACAAGACTCCATCTATTATACCACTGTTTATATCATAAAAGTTTCCTGAGTATCCTTCAGTCGTTTTGTATTTATTTTCAATCACTATGGGTAAATCATTAGGATTGTTTTCAGTAGGTTTAAGAACTGAAGCCACACCATCAACTAACGATAACTCATAAGCTATATCTGACATCACAATAGGTTGACCTACTTGCCATCTATCAATATTGAAAAAGTCCTGTAGTGTAGCTACACATCTTAGAAGGACATCATTTTTATTGAAACCTACTTTTGTCAATATAGAAAAATTGACAGCTAGATTAATTATGTAAGCGTCTTTAATGTTAACAGCATCAGTAACAATTCTAAACTGTGATAAATATGTACTTAAATTTTGTTTTACAATTTGACTCAAAGGAGCTAAATTTTTATTACTATCATATCCTAAAGTATACATATTCATAGCTAAAGGATTAGGTGTTCTGACTTGTAAAGATTTAATTGTTCTTTTATTATCAACATCAGATTGTGTCACAACACGTTCTAATTCATCAACACCTGTAGCTTTATTTAATTGGTCATCTTGAACCATGTGAACTTTTGCTACATTACCATATCGTTGAGGTAAAGCTAAAGCTCTTACTACATAATCCTCTTTTGTTACAGCTCTACTTTGTGCTTGATAGAATGATAAAGCGTTCTCACGTACTTCACGTATAGTTTGACCTCCTGAACCACCAGCTGCAGGTCTAGGGTTATTAAATGTTACAGAGTTTTTACTATCAGTCACGGTGTTTTCATTTAATAAAGCGTCTTGAATATCAAATGAGATATTTGTTATTTGATTTATATCATTTGAATTAACGTTGTCATCAATACCTCCTCCATTAGAATACTTAATTGTCAAAGTAGTTCTATTGGGAGCTAATCCGTATGCTTCTGTTTTTAAAAAATTACTTGGGTCAAAGGCTTGACCTAGTTTACTTGGACTACCAGGTAGACTTGAACCTACGTTTGTAGGATTAGGAATAATCTCTTCGTCAGGATTACTCGAAACTCCCGCTCCAAAACGTACAAGTGTTTCATCATCTTCATTTATAAATGTTGTGAATCTTCTTGCAGTCTTTTTGAGTTTTAAAATATAAGGAGCTACGTCACGATTAATAACTGAAGTAGGGTCATTCTCTGAATTATTTTCCATATCTTCAAAAATAGTATCAGTAGCTAATGAAGGTACTTCATACCATTCGTTATCATCACTATCAATACATGAAATAATTTCTATGACATCTGAACTTCCTAATTTAATTTCTGAATATTTTTCAGCTGCTCCGAATGTAAATTTTTCTGTAGTTATATTACCACTCTCAACACGAACTTGTTTCTTCAATAAAAATTTAGTAATTGTACTTCCGTTGTTTTCAAATACGCTTACCTCTTTAGGGTCGAACGAACTTGAAAACTTAAAGTTACAATCTTCTATAGTTCTAAATTGTGTCCCAGTAGAAGCTGCTTGTAGTGTTGTTCCTGCTTTTACATTTAAGGAATATCTTTCATCTGGTTTATTATTTACAGCTGGAACGGTTTGAAATACATCTAATACAGCTAAAGCTGGTGATGTCACTTTAGGTTTGTAACCGAATGACTGAGCTATAGCATACACGTTTCGTTTTTCTTCAGCATAAGCTAATAATGACTCTCTAAACGTAGAATCAATGTAATATGAAAGAACATCTCCTACGTAAGCTGCCATCTCTATAAACATCATTCCCGGTGAAGCTTCATTGAAGTCGTTATAGGTATTGGGAAAGTAAATCTTTGCGTATTCAATTAGACTTTCTCTAAAGTCACCGAAATCTTTATTAAGATAATTTACTTGTTTAACAACATTCTTGTTATTACTTGTGCGAGCCATTAATATCCTCCTGTAGAAGTTGAAGTAGCATCTATTGTAATCTGATTGACCGTATCAGGATTTAGTGTAGTTGAATACTCAATCTTAACATAGATTTGATTCAAATCACCCTCTTCAGTCAATGTTTCAACATTAAGTATGTTTATGTAACCTAACCACTCTGAGACTGCTCTTCTAACTTCTTTTTCAATGTTTTCAGGTAAATCATCATTTTGTTGTTCGAAACAGAGTTCTAATAATTTACTACCGAAAGTAGGTTGCATCGGTCTTTCACCAATGTAAGTCTGTAATAAATTTTTAAGATTAAATTCAGCTTGTTCTAGTGAATTTTTAGTCAAAGCAAAATTGTTGAACTTATCACTAGCTAAAGGTAATTTTAGTCCTACGGTTTTGCTAGGATTTAAATCTGTTTCAATAGCTGACATTAGTTACCTTTCTTATTTATAGCTTTCATTAAGTCACTATAATCACGTGTCAAGGCATTTGTAACGTGTTCTGGTACTTGTTCAGAAGTAACACCTGCTTTTTTCATAGTATCAACTGCTACCATATCACGTTGTACTTCTTCAGTCTTACCATAACCTAACATTTCGGTCATACGATTTGTATCAAACATACCTCCTCCTAGAGTAGGATATTCTTCTTTACCTTGTTGTGGAATACCACCTCTAGTCTCATTCAATACCTTATTAAGTGCTTCATCTTTTGTATATTTAATTTGAGTTTTAGGTTTGGGTTCTGAGACTTTAGTGTCAATCATCGATTCCAGTTTTGGTGTTGATTGTTCATTTATAAATATCTTTTGTACTTCTTTTTTTACTTCTCTACGAACCGCTTCTTGTATTATTTTTACAAGTTCTTTTTTAGTCATAACAACTCCTATATTGTTTTTACTTTATCACTTAAATAAGTGGAATTATCTATTGCATTTTGTAAATCTTTATTTTGTTGTAAAAGTGTTTTATTTTCTTTTGTCAAGTCAACAACTTTTTGAGGATTCGGTGTAGGTCCTCCTGGTGATGATACTACGATTTCTGCTGTGTTTTTAGCTATCACAGCCTGATTTACTGATTGTTGAGCTGCAAATATCGGGTCAAGTAATTCTTTTAAATCATTACCTTTAACCACTGGTTGTAAATTATTATTATCACCACTTCCTAATCTAATATCACTTCCTTTAATAAATATACCGTCACTTTTTATTAGTATTTTTTTTCCGGTTATTTGTTGATTATCAAATTTAATATCACGTAAACCATCTGAAGTTAGATATATTGAAGAAGCATCTGTATCGATATTTTCTTTTACTGGTTTTCCCGTAATCTGTCGAGTTTCAGAATCGAGAGTCTGTCCCGCTCTTATCTTGATTACAGGTGAATTATTAGCATCATTACATCCTATATTGATAGAATTACCATATCTTCCTTCAACAACAATATCACCTTCTTTTACCTCAATATGTCTGATATCTTTTTTCGTAAAAGTCTTACCAAATTTAGTATTGGGTGGTAAGTTAATTGGTGCAGAATTTTCATTGGCTGAATTTTTTCTGTTAACGATGGAAATGTAAAAAAGTTTATTATCAAATTCAGCTGTCAACACATGCTCACCAACAACAGGTATTGTTTGA